TAAAGATAAGGAGTATAGTATAGAGTATATGAGTACTACAGTGTGACACTTGCAGTAGTGCACACTAGGACCAGACAGAGGCACCGGGTCTGTGTATAATAACAGCATGGACAACCAAACAACCTCCATGAACAGTCTTACACAACTTGAGAGCATCATCACCAACTTGCAATCTGAAGGCATTCGTGCTAAAATAACAGTGCTACCTTCAACAACACTTAGGCAGCGTAAATCCTCCCTAGGTGTTAAGCGTTCCGCAAGTCGTCGTCGTTCTGGCAACACTCAGATGCAGGATTGTAATAAAATCTATCATTCATCTGGGCACAATTAGACTACACTAACTGACAGTCCTGGGCAAGACTTTAAACTGTTCGTTGTTACTTTATTCATTTTTATTATGACTCGTGAAACTGCACTTGGACTACTAGCTCAAGGCAACACCGGCAGCGAACTTCTTACTATTCTAGATGTTATTTTTGCTGATGTAATTGCACAAGAGGTAGGTAAGCGTTTGGCAGAATAACAGTTTATAACATATAGGAGGGCTAGTTTAGTCCTCCTTTTTTATTAACGAACGAATGGATTGACAGTCTTATTCGTGAAATAGACAGTGTTTTATTGTGTTTTAATGTTATCGACCGCGCCGCGTTGCCGGTTGCGTGTTATAAAAAAAGGAACCTTCCTAACCTACAGAGGTGACAAAACGAGAGCTATATATAAAATTCCCAAAAAAATTCCCAGAGTATTTAAAAGATGTCAGAAAGTCGTCGTGGATTAAGGAGTACATTTTGGATGCTTCTTAAATTTCCTTTTTATATGTTAATAGGTAGGATGCTTATATTATTGTTAGTTTCTATATAAGAGTAAAAGAAAAAAAATTCCGCATAAAAAATATGTCTGAAAAGGTCTACCACATATATGCAAAGGACCGTTGTTTATATCACAATTTAAAAAGAGAAGATTTTGAGGAGAAGTGGGAGATGTTGCATAATATGGTAGAGTTAATGACTGGTTATAAAGATGATGTAGACTTGCAATTTGAGGAGATCAGTGATAATATAGTAAGTAAGGGTCTGCATACCGAAGACCTATTAGACTCATCTTATTAAAGGAGATTTATTATGTTGTATGTGAGTATCATCGGATTAGTTGTGGTGCTTGCTATTTGTTATGCTGTATATTCATTAAAGGTGTATAATCCGCATGACTAATATTATTGACACAATCTAAATAAACTGATATAATTGAATTGAAGGTATTAAACAATTATGACAAAAGGATTTACTGTTAAAGCAAATGCACCTAAAGTTAAGAAAGCAGAAGACGAATGGGACATTGCTGCTATTAAAGAACGTATGAAAGGTAAAGCAATTGTATTTTGCTTACCTGGACGTGGAGTATCATATACATTTCTAAAGAATTTTGTACAACTATGTTTTGATCTTGTACAGAATCAGATGAGTATACAGATCAGTCAAGATTATAGTAGTATGGTTAACTTTGCACGATGTAAGTGTTTAGGTGCAAATGTATTGAGAGGACCTGATCAAGTACCTTGGGATGGTAAACTTAAGTATGATTATCAGTTATGGATTGATTCGGATATTGTCTTTGATGTGAACAAGTTCTGGCAGTTATGTGATCTATCTGTACCAGCTGAAGGTGAAGAGAAAGGTATTACTGCAGGATGGTATGCAACAGAAGATGGAGTCACAACCTCTGTCGCACATTGGTTAGATGAAGATGACTTCCGCAAAAATGGTGGAGTTATGAATCATGAAACTGTTGATAGTATTAGTAAGCGTAAGAAACCATTTACTGTTGATTATACAGGATTTGGGTGGGTACTTATTAAGAATGGAGTATTTGAACATCCTGAAATGAAGTATCCATGGTTTGCTCCTAAGATGCAAGAGTTTGAATCAGGTAAAGTAGCAGATATGTGTGGAGAGGATGTTAGTTTCTGTTTAGATGCTATTGAAGCAGGATTAGAAATCTGGTGCGATCCTCGAATTAGAGTAGGGCACGAAAAGACTCGTGTTATTTAATAGAGTATACGGAAAGTTTGGTATGGTATGGAAAGAAGTTAAAGATTATGATACTTTATGGAATGAGATAAGTGAAAACCTAACCGAACTTTCTCGTATTGATAAAGTTAAATATTATGTAAGAGCAACTGAAGATTCTATTCAAGATAAGATTAAACGTGTTGAAGAACATGCAAACCGATTGGAGACTAATTAATGGCACTTTATGGTACAACAGATCAACAACTAGAAGCAACACCAAAGAAGACTCGACAAGGTACAGGTAAACATACCAAGTATGCAGCCACCTCTCGAAATGGTGTTAGAAAAAAATACCGAGGACAAGGTAAATAAAATGGAAGTTATTCTTGTAGTTGCTATAATTGGAGGTGCTATTTTAGGAGCATATAAACTAACTCCTAAAGAATGATATATTATTATATAAGACTTCCTTCGGGAGGTCTTTTTTTATGCTTATAATTAATAGTAGAGTTTCAATGGTAAGAGACATGGAAAGGAAAATGTTAAGAGAAATTGCAAATGACAATCAAACACCAAAGAAACGTGATTTACCATTACAAAATGATTTGTATGAGAGAATAGATACTGATGAAGAGGAAATTAATTTAAATGATTGGGATACTAATGGACCTGTACCATTAGCCGAATTTTAAACTATAAATAAGACAGGATATATCATCTTTTTTATAGGTACATATGCCTCTTCAGCGTGTAAGTCAAGGTTTTAAAGATATTAGTATGACTTTTCAGAGAAATCCTCTGAATAATGATTTGATTGCATTAAAAAATATTACTGCAATTACAAGATCTGTAAGAAATATTATCTTTACTTATCCTGGAGAGAAACCTTTTGATCCTGAATTTGGTTCACAAGTTTCAAGAATGCTTTTTGAAAATGCAGATCCAATAAATTCGATCAGAATGAAGCGTGAAATTGAATATAGTATTAATCGATATGAACCAAGAGTTTTATTAACTTCTGTAGTTGTAAATCCTAATTATGATTCAAATAGTTATGATGTAGGAATTAATTATAATGTAATTGGAATTGACGTACCTACACAAAACCTAGAATTTGTGTTGCAATCAACATCTCAATAAATGGCACTAGTAAATTTCGCAGATCTGGATTTTAACCAGATAAAGGTTACTTTAACGAATTATTTAAAAGATAATTCCAATTTTACAGATTATGACTTTGAAGGGTCTAATTTGTCAACAATTTTGGATGTTCTAGCATATAATACGTATATTTCCTCATATAATGCCAATATGGTTACTAATGAGGTCTTCATTGATAGTGCCACTTTAAGAGAAAATGTAGTTTCTTTGGCGCGAAACATTGGTTACATGCCAAAATCGCGTAAAGCAGCTGTTGCAAGCATTAGTTTTTTCATCGATACGACCGATATTATACCAAGTCCATCAGTAATTACATTAAAAGCTGGACCAGTTGCTACATCTGCAGGAACTTTTGGTAATCAATCCTATGTTTTTTCAATAAAAGATGATATTACAGTACCAGTTGTTGATAATGAAGCAGATTTTGACTTAATGTCAATTTATGAAGGTAGTCTTATTAAGGAAACGTATACTTATAGTTCCAGAAATCCTAATCAAAAGTTTATAATTAGCAATATTGGAGTAGATACTCAACTAATCAATGTAAGTGTTGGTACAAATGAGAGTACTGAGAAACAAAAGTATAGTTTTCAGGATAGTTTATTCGATATTGATGGAAATTCAAGAGTTTTCTTCTTACAAGAGATTGAAGATGAGCGTTATGAAGTGATTTTTGGTGATGGAGTCTTTGGAAAGAAACTTTCTGAAGGTAATGTAATAGAAATTGACTATATTAGGTCAAATGGAGACTCTGGAAATGGAGTTACTCAACTTGCTTTTGTTGGTCAACTCCAATATACACGAAATTCCACTACTTATCCGATTACAAGTGGTATTTCTATGATTACCACTGATATTCCTTCTAGTGGAGGTGAAGTAATTGAAGGTGTTGACTCAATTAAGAAGTATGCACCACGAATTTATGCTTCTCAAAACAGAGCTTTGACTGCAAATGACTATGAAACGCTAATTCCATCAAGAATTTATCCAGAAACAGAGTCAATTTCCGTTTTTGGAGGTGAAGAACTCATTCCTGCACAATATGGTAAAGTTTTTATCAGTATTAAACCAAGAACTGGTGAATTTTTGCCTAATTTGATCAAAGAAAACATCAAGAGAGACCTTAAAAAGTATGCAGTAGCAGGAATTGTGCCTGAAATCCTTGATTTGAAGTATCTTTACCTTGAAGTTAATTCAAATATCTATTATAACACTAATTTTGCTTCATCTGCCACTGCTGTATCAACAATTGTTCAAAATAATGCAACAGCATATGCTGAATCTAGTGAATTAAATAAGTATGGTGCACGATTTAAGTATAGTAAATTCTTAAATGTTATTGATCAAAGTCATAGTGCTGTAACATCAAATATTACAACAGTTTTGATGAGGAGAGACATTAGACCTGCTTTAAATGCAATAGCTGAATATCAAATTGGATTTGGTAATCAATTTCATATTGCTAGAATGAGTGGTTATAATATTAAATCTTCTGCATTTCAAGTTGAAGGAATTGCTGGCAATGTTTACTTATCTGATATTCCTGATACTAATAGAGAAACAGGATCATTATTCTTATTTACTGTTTCAAATCCACAATCAACAGATGCAAAGATTGTAAGGAGAGGTGTTGGTTCAGTTGATTATATTAAAGGAATTATAACAATTAATCCTATTAATATTCAGGCATCAACAAAAATAAAAGATGGACAATCAGTTATTGAAGTTTGTGTCCCACCAAGTTCAAATGATGTGATTGGATTACAAGATTTGTATTTGCAACTAGATATTAATAACAGTACATTTGAGATGGTAATTGATCAAATAGCATCTGGACTTGATCCTTCAGCATCTAACTATATTGTTTCTTCCAGCTACAGTAACGGATATCTAGTAAGACCATAAAATGACACAAAGCAGAGTACCATTAAGAACAGTTGTTAAAAATCAACTGCCATATTACGTTATAGATGAATTTCCTCTTATTGGCGATTTTTTATCGACTTATTATCTTTCTCAGGATTTTCAAGGTGCTCCCCTCGATTTAATACAAAATATTGATCAATATGTCAAGTTAGATAATAATGCCAATACTATATCATCTACTTTACTGTTAACTGCAGTAAATTCATATACCTCTACTATTACAGTTTCTAATACAAATGGTTTTCCTGAAGAATATGGTCTTATTAGAATTGATGATGAAATTATAACATATAGTGGAAAAACTGATACTAGTTTTACAGGATGTACACGCGGGTTTTCTGGAATTGCAGATGATGAAAATGAAAATTTAGTTTTTACACAAACTTTAGCAGAGGATCATGCTGCTAATGCAACTGTAGAGAATTTAAGTGTACTTTTCTTAAAAGAATTTCTTAAAAAGACAAAATATCAACTTCTTCCAGGACTTGAGGAAAGAACTCTTCATACTGATTTAGATAAAAGTCTTTTTATTAAGCAATCCAAAGATTTTTACAGTTCTAAGGGAACAAGTCAATCTTTTAAGATTCTTTTTAGAGCATTATATGGTGTTGACGTAGAAGTACTGAAACCTAGCGAACATCTTATTGCTCCTTCAGCACCTCTTTATAAAATTACCAATGATATGGTTGTTGAACCTATATCTGGTGATGTTCAAGCAATTAGAGGATATACATTAATACAAGATTCGTATGGTACTTCAATTGATAAAGCTTATGCTCCTATTACGAATGTAGAACGAGTATCTGTTAGTGGCGCATCGACTGATTTTTATAGATTAAGTATTGATTCCACATTTAGTAGTGATAAGACTTATGGTGGCGCAGAATATGGAACATTTAGTGTTCATCCTAAAACAAAGTGTATTGGAGATTATACTAGTAGTTCAACAACGCTTGATGTTGACTCAACTGTAGGATTTCCAACTTCTGGTGAATTATATGTTACTTATACTGATAGAAAATCAGGAATTGTTTCATATACATCAAAAGCATTCAATCAATTTTATGGTTGTAGTGGTATAACTGATAATATTGCTAATAATACTGTTATTGGTATTAATACACATGCTATTGCCACTCTTGCTGATGATACGCAAGTAAAAGTAAGAATTACATCTGTTTTAGGTGATATTAAGTATGATCAACCAAACTATTATTATGAAAAAGATGATACTATTGAAATTAAAACATTAGGAATTAGTACAGCTGATGTTGCTTCTAATTCTTGGATTTTTAATGCTGCAACTTCATATAAAGTAGAAAAAATAACTAAAATTAATGAAACTGCCTTTAGGTATAGAATTGTTCTCGATAATAATCATATTTTTAAGGTAGGAGATACTCTTACTGTTACCGCATCAGGATATAGTGGTCAATCAAAAGTTTATGGTGTTAATGGTGTAAAAAGCATTACGATTGGTGATCAAGGATCTCTTGATGAATATATTACAGGTACTCTTCCCATAACAATTAAAAAGAATATTTTAAAAGCAGATGCAGTTAAGTTTCCATCAGCTAATAAAGTAACGACTGATGTATCATCTGTTTATAAAAATAATGGTAAAGATACATTAGTAGCATCATCTTCTATTCCTTTTTATAAAGATCAAAAATTAAATGTTAAAAAGAATTTAATTACTTTTGATGGTACTTTTAGTGGAGATACCTTTAAAGTCCTTACTTCTGGTGATCATGGTTTCTATACTGGAGATATTGTTTATTACACCCCACAGAAGGTTACAAGCACCGTAGAAGACGCTGATGGTAACGAGACCATAGAGACAACAACTTTAACTGGTATTGCTCAAGAAGGAATTTATTTTGCAAAAAGATTAGCAGATACTACTTCATTAAAATTAGCTAGAAGTAGATCAGAACTTTATACTGAAGATTATATAACAACAGAAGCAATTACTGTTTCAGATAACACTATTGAATTTTGGAAATTTAAAGGTCAGGAGTTAGAAAATCATAAACTACTTAGAGAAATTAGTAATCCAGAAGATGAAGGTGGATTAATTGAAACAAAGGCAGGACAAGCATCTGGTATTTTAATAAATGGTGTTGAAATTTTAAATTATAAGTCAGTTGATTCTATTTTCTATGGAAGAGTTGAAAGTGTTGATGTTGATGGTGGAGGATCTGGATATGATGTAATAAGTCCACCTGATTTCAATATTGCTGACCCTGCTGGTATTGGTGCAACTGGAAATGTTGCTGTAAGAGGAACATTTAATGAAATTAGAGTTGTTGATACTGGATTTGATTATATTGGAAAACCCACAATCAAAATTAGTGGTGGAAATGGTAAAGATGCAACAGCCGATGTAATAACAAGGTTAGTTGATCATGATGTTAATTTTAATTCTGAAGAAAGTTTTGGATTGGTCAATTTAACGACCAATACTATTGGATTTAGCACATATCATAAGTTTAGAGATTATGAAAAAGTAATATATCAACCGAATGGTCAAGTTCCTATTACAGGCCTTTCAACAGGAGCAGAATATTATATTGATATTCAAAATGCAACTAGTGTAAAACTTTATAAGTCAAAAGATGAAGCTGTTAATCAAATTAATGTAATAGACCTTACTGGTTATGGTGAAGGTAGACATACACTGTCTGCAGAAACTAAAAAAGCAGTTGTTAGTTCCATTCAAGTTACTAATGAAGGATCTGGTTATGAAAATAAGAAAACAGCAGTTGTTGGATTAACTACAGCTTTAGATAGGATTACTGTTGAAAGGCATGGATATAATTCTGGTGAATTGGTAACTTATTCTACTGCAGGAACAGTAATTGGTGGATTGACTGATGGAAGTAATTATTATCTCACAAAAATAGATGATAATACATTTAAACTATCTGAAGTAGGTCCATCAGGAAAAGAGAAGTTTTATTATAACACAAGACAGTATATCAATTTAACAAGCACAGGATCTGCTTTAGATGCACATTATTTTAATTACACTACAATTTCTGTTGAATTATCTGGTAGAGTTGGCATTTCTTCTGTAGGAACTCAAACGTTTAAAGCTATTTTACAACCAATTGTTAGGGGTGAAATTGTATCAGTGAATTTATCCAGTAAAGGTTCTGGATATGGTTCTGCTGAAATTATGAATCTTCATAAAGAACCAGAAGCTTCTATTGATATTGGAGATTTAATTGAGGTTACTCCGGTAATTGTTAATGGTGCAGTTATTGAAGTATTAGTTAATAGAAAAGGATCTAACATTACAGCACCACCAACAATTGAAATTGAAGGTGGAGATGGTTTAGTAATAACACCTGTTATTGAAAACAAAGAAGTTACTAAAATCAATGTTATTGAAGGTGGTTCAAATTTTGTTGAAGGCACCACCACTACCAGAATTACATATCCTGGAGATGATGCTGTTTTTAGAGCAACGTTGCAGAAATGGACAGTTAATCAATTTGAAAAGAATTATGGATTCATTACAGATGATGATGGATTTATTGATGATGGATTAAATGATGATTATGGTTTGCAATATGTTCACCTTTATGCACCAAGAAAATTAAGAGAAATTTTATATGCAACTGATCAATCGGGCAATAGTCTTTATAATAGTCCTGATTTAATTATTGATAATGGATCTGAAAAAGAATCTACAAAACATTCTCCTATTATTGGATGGTCTTATGATGGAAATCCAATCTATGGTCCATATGGATATTCTAAAGTTGATGGAGGTGTTATTACACAAATGCTTTCTGGATATCAATTTGGAAATCCAGAAAATAGACCATCAATTAATACTTACAAGTCAGGATTCTTTGTAGAAGATTATGTTCATATTCCTTCTTCAAGTGAATCTGTTCTTGATGAAAATAATGGAAGATTTTGTGTAACACCAGAATTTCCAAAAGGAACATATGCTTATTTTGCTACTATTGATCCTGCACTTCCAGACTCTAGTGGAGTGTTCGTTAATTTTAAAAGACCAATATTTCCTTATTTAATTGGTGATAAGTTCCATTCAAAACCAAATAAATTTAATTTTACAAAAAATTCCAACCAAGATGAATATGATATTCAAAATAGTCCATGGTTAAGAAATACTCATGTATATAATTTCCTAAGTCCAACAAAGTCATATGAGTATTTGGATCTTCCATATAAAATGAAGAAGACTCAAATATCTGATGTTTCCTTTGCTTCTCCAGGGAGAATAGATTCTGTTGGTATTGTTACTGGAGGAACCAATTATAAAGTAGATGATAGTGTTGATTTTGATAATAATGGAACAAGTGGTTTTGGTGCTGATGTAAAAGTATCTAAAGTTGGTGGTAAGAATGTTACTTCTATCAGTTGTGCAACTACTTCTATTAATTTAATTGAAGTAGTGCCTACTAAGAAGAGTGGTCAGTATGCTTTCTATGCTCCAACTCCACATAATTTTAAAAATGCTGAAATAATTTCCATTGCTGGTTTAAGTACAACAGCTGCAAAACTTTCTGGAGATTATAGTATTGGTATTACTACTTCTGTTCATGTTTTAACTGCTGGTGTAGGAACTACTGGTGCAACAGGAATAGTTACCTATTTCTCCATTTATGGTAATTTAGATTCTGATTTTATTAAACCAAATAATGTTTTAGCTGTTGGTATAGGAACAACTGCCGAAAAAGTTAAGGTTCTGAATATTGATAAGGTATCTAATAGATTAAGAGTCTTAAGAGCAGTAGAAGGAACAACTGCTGTTGCACAGACTGCAACAAGTATTCTTTATGAAGATCAAAGGAAATTTACAGTTACGGTTGGTTATAAGACTTCCTTTAATTTCCAACTTAATAGAGAACTTTATTTTAATCCAGTTGATACTCTTGGAATAGGAACACTTTCTGGTGTAGGTGTTGGTTATACTATAACATTTACAAATCCGGGAGCTGGTATTACTAGTAAGTTTGTCCCAACACAAACACTTTATTTACCAGATCATGGACTGAATACTAATGATGAATTGGTTTATAGTTTGAATGATGGAACTGCTATTGGCGTTTCAACTAATGGATCTGCTGCTTTAACTTTAAGTGATCAGCAAAAACTTTATGCTGCAAAAGTAAATGATAATATTATTGGTCTTTCAACAGTAAGAGTTGGAATGGCATCAACCGGTGTATTTGCTGGTATTGGTTCAACCGCAGCATCTTTAGGATTATTGTATTTTACTAGTGTAGGAACTGGTGATAATCATAGTCTTAAGACAAATTATGATAATGTAATTACTGTATCATCTTATAAGAATACAGTAACTGTAACCACTGCGGAAACTCATAGTCTTGGTATTTCTGATAATGTTTATGTTGATGTGAAACCATCCATTTTAGTTTCTAAAACAGTTTCGTATAATGATGAAAATAGAAGAATTGTAATTGATAAGAGAACTATTGCAGCCAGTGATATAAATGTAACAACTAATGAAGTTACCATATCAGATCACAGATTTGCATTGGGTCAAAAGTTGATTTACAATTCAGCAACTCCTTCTGGTGGTCTTACGAATGAAAAATTCTATTATGCAGTAATTGTTAATAAAGATACGATTAAATTATCTGAATCTTATTATGATGCAACAAGTGCTGTACCTACAATTGTTGATATTACAAGTGCTACAGGTGGTTTCTTATCTCCAGTAAATCCACCAATTAAACTTTATAAAGATGCTCCGGTTGTCTTTAATCTTTCAGATTCTTCATTGGTTTATACAAAAAATGCTATTCAATATCCAGCATTTACATTTGAATTTTTTGAAGATGCGGATCAAGAGAGAATATTTGATAAAACAGAAGAATCATCTACTTTTGAG